TCAATGTCATAAAATCCTCTTTTGTAATAATCAGTGTTAAAGGTCAGCTCTGTTTTTTCTCCCAGAGAATCAAGCATCTCAACCTTATCAACAGAAATAACAGGCGAAACAGGGAGATAGAACGGTGATTCATCATGCCGGAAAAATGTCTCATAAGTTTTTTCAATAAATGAAAGCCCTGTACGTTTTTCAAAATGAGAACGCACAGCAGTAATCATATTTTTGATTAGACTTGTTTCCGGATTATCAGTATCTTCAAACTTAATGAAAGTACTAACCTCATCGGATGTTAATATCTCCTTTACAATATCTGTTGCGATCCTGGTTTTCATCAATTAGTTTTTTTAGGCCTGCTCCCTTTTATGTTTTTAGTAGATATTGAAGCTGTCCGCTCTTTTGGAGCAGCTTTCGTTTCAGCTTTCTCCTTAAATTCCTTTGTCTCTGAAGGTTGTTTGCCCTCTTTTAGTAATCCTGCTTTACGGAGTCCCGGGACTTCTTTATCCATCACCTCGATGACCCGTCCGCTTTTAAGTGTTACTGATACCTTTTTCATCGTATTTTATTTTAATTAAAAAGGTGAGCGGGAGCAAAGCCCGCCCTCCCTTGTTTAAATTCTATCTCTCATAAATTTTCCAGATAATCTTATCAATAACCATACTATCAGTTGTCGCACACGCATTGTCATGGTTGACGATAATCCGATAATACCTGTAATATTTGGCTGCATTACCAAGATTCAATCGAGTAGTATCCGCAAGCTCTTTAGATGCATCATTAGCAGCACTTTCTATCAAAGCCGCATAAGTACCATTCTCGAATATCTTACCCTGTAAATCAATGTCATAAGTATCAGCTGACCCTACAACAGTTGCCTCTACCCTTACATTGCAGTTAGTAGGCATGTTCTTATTAGTGAGTAGTTCAAAATACAGAGTGTCATAACCTACGGCAGCGACACCTCCCAGGTAATACTTAGCAGCCGGGGTGAACTCATAATAAGTCTGTCCGGCTCGCATGGTATGTGAATCGACTGTTGCAGTCTGAGCAAATGTGTATACGCTCATGAGCGCAAACACAAATAATAATCCAATTAATCTTTTCATAATATATTCTCCTTTCTTTATGCTGCAACTTCTTCGATCAACTCTTTTCCTGCAGCAAACGTGCCCCCAACAAATGCGTAAGCATCAGCAGCAGTAACCTTTAACCCTGCAATTCTCATGCTTGCAAGTACTAATACCAGATCGTTAAGGACGTCATCTTCATTCTCATAATGAAATGAGATATTCATGTTACGCTTAACGAATGCTTTTGCCCTTGAGAAATCACCGACAATGAACTGCCCTGCGGCAAGATCAAGGTTCTCAACGATCCGTATGCCACCAAATGTATTACCATCAAATGACAGCATCGGATGAGCGATGTAGCCATAGAGGGTGTTCTTCAGGAGCCTCATGTTAGTCCTGTCACCAGGATTGACCATGATCAGATTAGGCATAAACCCTTTTTTCTCCGTGTCAGTGGTATAGCCATTATTGCACTGAAGGATTGCAGCTGCCAGAACATCACCTTCATTCGCCTGCGGAACCTTATTAAAGTTTGCCGGCTTAGCAAAGGTTTGGTAATATTCATCAATACCTTTCAGGTGAGTGCCTGTTCCTGCTCCTGAAAGTAATTCGGCCTCACGCTCTCTGGGAATACCATTACTGATAAGGTCATTGACCTCTGAAGTGATATATTCAAAATCTTCCAGAGCTGACTTACTGACCTTCGTAAAGTCTTTTATCAGCATGATATTCATAGATTGCTTAGTCCATGTTTTTGCTGATCCGGAAGCAGGAGCTGCATTCTCGGCAACCATAGCAGCAGAGTCGGTGCGGGTAGTTTCCTCCCACCAGCTTATACTGTCACGTCCCTGGCCAATAGTACCTTTGTTGATGTTATCCCAGATGGGATTGGAGCGCCACGGGGCAGCTGATACACCTATATCAGTCTGTGTCTCAATAGTACCGGAGTTGATATCATCAGTATCAATATCGGCAGCCTTTCTCCTACCATAGATATAGTCGTTGCTCATCTTAATATCAACTGAGGCTATCTGGCCCCGTCCACCGGCTTTCTTGACGGTGTTTCTGAACTCCTCGCTCTTGACCTTCGCCATGAACTGTTCATCAAAGCTCTTGCCCCGACTGTTCTGATATTCTCCGAGCTGCTTGAGCTGTGTGGATATCTCATCCAACTGGGTCTGTTGTTTCGAGAAAGACTCAGGTACAATGACCTTTCCATCTTTATCAACGAGCTTCCCAATATTCTCGTTTATCGTGTCGAACTTAGCTTCAAGATCAGCTAAATTGGCCTTCTCATCAATGGAGCTCTTGAGCTCTTCGATTGATGTATTGATGTTTTCAGCCATCTTTTCGACTGTCAATTCTTCTTTTGCCATGTAATTAAATTTTTAGTTTATTATAAAATTTCATTAGGTCGCTTTCAAGTGTAGCCGGGTCTGTTTCCAGAGTGGCATCCGAGTCGTCCGCTTCCAGTAATTGTTTCAATTTATTGTATGTCTCTTCGATAAGTAGGGCTTTCTCATCACTATAATTGCCCTCTGTCATCATCAGCTCCAGGTCTTTCATGCTCTTAATATCAATCAGAGGGGTCTGCTGATTAGCACCCCATCCGTACAGAGTGGAGTATTCCATTATCATCTTCCATTCCGATACCTTGCGGGTGTATTTATCTCCGTCCCGTTCCTCTTCAAACTTAATAGGCATTACCCTGACGGAATGTTGCAGGGTCTTACCATGTTCAGCAAACAGCTTATAATCTTCAAACACATCTTTCCCTAGCTGTTTGTTGATATTAAGCTGACTGACGGCTATCGCTCCAACGGAATCCTCGTATAACTTAATCGGGACTCCGAGGAGTTTATCCCTGTCATGGTTAAGCCAATGCTGGAGGGTCTTGCCGTTATTCTTGAATGTCCGCTTGAAAGATCCCGGAAGCGAGATATCACCATCGGAATCTTCGTTGTTGAAAGCATTGATATACACGGTAACAATCCCTTTCGTTGTATCCAGGTCTTTTACCTCCGCTTCAAAATCTTTAATTGATATTTTTTCCATAACTTATTTAATTTCAAAGTATTGAGAGCACAAACAATTAACTGTGTTACCTACTGATCCATTCGGATCGCCCGGATACATCAGATTTTCTCCTCCAACGATAAAAGGCTCATTGATGTCAACCTTTTGTCCGTCTGCAGCGTTATGCGTATCCCTTGAATCCATTGAGAAAGCACTTAGCCATACCTTATCTTGACTCATCCCAACACTCTTCGCTCCCTCAAGGCTGCCCCAATTGGAAGCCCTGTTGACTTCTGTACGAACTATCCTTTCAGTGCGAAACCGCTTCATCTCATGCCAGGCACTGCCGATCTGATCCCTAAGCATGGTTTGCGCTGCTCCTCCTCCAATTCCCTGGTCAATTATCTCCGGGACCATCTTAGCAATCATACGCTGAATAAGCTCAACGGAGGTGTCCCCAGCTGCAGTTATTGTCGCTCCCTTGTGTATCTTTAAGTAGTTAATTATTTCATCATACATCAGAGCTTCAAAAACTTCATCTTCACTGACATCTTTTTTCCGGAACTCCATCCTTTGCAGCATTGCATAATCGGAAGCTGTTATTAAATACAAACGCTTATATGCCTCTTCAATAGGCTTGTCATTCAACGGCGGGACAACAATATCACGAATGTCAGATGTTTCCTTTATCTTATCGAATAAAGGTTTAATCTGATCATCAAAAGCCTTCATAAATACCGGCTTTGACTTAACCCGGTAATTAGACTTCCTTCGATCTAATCGCTGCCATATTTGCCGCCTGTTCATCAGAACTGAATTATTTTAGTACTCATTATTTTCAGCTTTGCCGTGTACTCAGATAGATTACTATCTCTGATTGATTCGGCACAGTCATTTATCTGCTGCTGCAATAACTTAACAACCTCAGCTCTTGTAAATGATTCCTTCTGTTTTTTCTCTGACTTTTCCATTATGCTATTTTTTTTAATTTTCTTCCCTTATTCCATGGAATATTCCCTTTCTTAAAATGATTGATCGGAATAATTCCTTTATGAGATTCACTCATTTTTTGTCTAATTTCTTCAGGTAAATGCTTGCCATACCAATAGTTATTTTTGCCTTTATGTAATTCTGAAAGTTTTTTTCTAGTTTCCTTAGAATGATGATTATTTAAACAATTTTTATTACCCTTAAGACTTTCTGATATTTTCCTTTTGTGCTCTTCCGTAAAATGTTTACCTAAATTAATTAATCCTATTTGTTTACATCTTTTTTCTGATAATTTACGCCCCTTGTGTAATTTGCTTAATTTTATTTTTGTTTCTTCAGATCGCCTTATACCTAATTGACTGCCAGCTATTTTACATATATTAAACCATGGTTTTAACTTATTAATATAATATTGCTCTCTGATCGTTAGAAATTGAGAAAAACAAGGCTCTAATACATTAAATATCAAATCTGCCGTACCGTATTTATTAGAATGATTTTGAAGTTTTTGATTTGAATGCTTCCCCCTTTTTAATCCAAATAAATGATCAGTCCATCTACGACCTATATTCACAGCACTTCCGATATAAATCCTTTCAGGTTTAATCTTTGACTGAATTTGATATATGCCAGATATGCTCATTTTACATCTTATCTTCAATTTCTAATTTTTTATACCACTTGTCGCTTCTATCAATATCATCAACTTCACCAAACCCTAATGGTACACGATTTATATTTTGATACCTTACCTGCATATTTGGTAATCCTGTCGGCTCTTCTCCCAACATTTCAAGGTACTGGTCGCCTGTTATTATACCATCATTGAATAACTTGCTTACCCATACAACCTTTTTCTCTTTCTCTTCCTGCAAACAGTCGATATCGGAGTAATCAGGCTTAACCCAGAAATCACCATAAGCCTTAACGATATTATTGAACCCTGCACAAAATTGAGATACATCCGGGATGATACGACCTGTATAGATCGCCTTAGATGCTTCATTCATATTATTATAAGTGCTCCCGGCTGTGTCATTGAATAGTTGTGACGGAACCTGTAAAACATTACAAAAGATACGTCTTCCATGTTCGCTCATGCCTATCACTTGGAGCTCCTGAAGATTGTCGTAGCCTATCTTCGTGTAGTTCATCTTACCGAGAGTGAATATCGGGACGGACATATTATTAACATTCTGGTATTTAGTCTTATATCGCTCCCTGAACTTACTCTCCTGTTCAGCTGTTGTCTCTGAATTACCCTCCACCTCTTTACTGAGGATCCCGGGAGGATGACCATAGGAATACATCTTTGCCGTGACTTCATAACCCTTATTCTGGCTGTTGATGATATTAGCAGCAACCTTGACAGGTGACATACCCATGAAGTTTTTACCTCCCTCGTATGTCAGTGTAGGGGCAAACCGTTCATGCCATACATCATGAGGGTCGATCTTGTATGACTGATTGATGTCTAAAGCATAATGACCAATTGGCTTTCTCCATCCGGAAGAGAATATATTAACATTTTGTGAAGGCATCATAAT